TGTGCTTGTTGAGTGTCTCATGCAAACCGAAGTATGCCCAAACACCAACAGCTACCCCTGCAACAATACCTAAAATTGTCTTGAGATCAGTGCTTACAGATGTGTTTTCTTTTAACTTCATTGTCCCTCAAATATCGGTCGATCTGGGTTTTCTTTTTTCCAATCATCTTTTAACACAGTCCAATAACTAATACTAGCATCCGGTCTTTCATCAAAACTAGCAGTAGACATAACACCAACTTTCATACACATATTAATTAGCTCTGCAAACTCTGGTGGTGGAGGGTTAATTCTAGGCACTCTTTTACACTCTTTAATAACTTCTAATTGTGTTTTAATTTTCATTTGCTTTTCTTGTTCTGCAATAAACTCATCTGTACATGCTGATCCTAAATACTTTCTCCAAGTAAATCTTAACATTCTATCATCATCAGTGCCTTCATAATTATTAGTAGGACTATTATGATTATAATTATATTGATCATCTCTTTGTTCAATAGAAACATCAAAGCTACCTTGGCTACATGTATTTGTTCCGTTTTGTAAATACTCGTTACGTGCTTGCACTGATGTAACTACAAACAGGAAGAAGAGAATCCAGAATGTATTACCTGTTAAGATCTTTGATATCGTATTCATGTTGCCTCACTTGATCTGCTAGTTGTTGAAATATATTTTCAGCCATATCCCACGTTGCTTCTGCTCTGGCTAGTCTATTTTTAATATCACTTAAAACTTCTTTTTGTATTTCTATATCTTGAGTTACAGTTTGAAGTATTTCTTTATTAACTTGAATAGTATCTGTCATAGTAAAAACATATCTAACTGAAGTAACAGTTCCGGCTAGGATTGCTCCAACCACCGGAACGATTACTATGTTTTTCTTTAACCAATCAAATTTACTTTTTGTTTGTTTCTTTTGTTTCATTATTTATAAAATCCTTTAAACACCCAATTAACCCATTTGTTCCATAGGTCTTTAATTTTTTCCCAGACTTTACAACAAATGTTTTTACATTTTTCAATCATGTTTTTTCTCCTCAATTTCGTAGAAGAAGTTGTCCGTATCTTCAGTCTTCCACTTACTTGTGTTTTCTACATTCCACTCAGAAGTTTGCACTTTCCAATCTGGAATATTATCTTTCACTGTAAATGAAGGTA